TTCTCAATTTGATTTTGCAAAATAGACTGGAGCTGATTAAGCTCACGTGCTTGAACTGCGACACCAGGCTGGAACAGGACTTTATAGAAGTCCTTCTTGGAATCGAAGTCATCAAAATAAGGAGATACGTTTAGGTTGGTTTCCAGAGCCATTTAATTAAAACTCCAATACTATCTTTATAATTTCTGATTTGTTATCGTTACGAGCGATAGGATCAAGATTCTCTAAGTAAAGAACCTCACCGCTACCGACTACAAAGTCTCCGTTGTATTTATTCAATAATGGGGAAAGCTCTGCAGAAGATACTGTGCCTGCAATCTCTCTGACTCCGCGCGGATCAAGATTAAAGATACCCGATTTATTACTAATCCACAATATATCAGAAGCGCCGTCGATCTCATCAAGATGATGGACTCTGCCGCGGGGCTGTGCGTATGCAATCAGACTTTCTTGTTCAATGACTTCATCTTCAAGGAACGGTACACTTCCTACGCCGAAAGTGCCAATGAGTCTTGTCAACTGACGAGAGTATTCGAATGAGCTTGCTACTCTATCGTTAATTTCAAGTGTTCCAGTAATAGTTGCCGTCGTTCCAGAAACTGGAATTACAGTGTCTCCTGACATACCGCCGACTCCGATGATACGACTTCCAGAAGTAAATACGCCGGCGACATTTGACAATTCAATCTGACTTGTCCCAGAGAATGATACGATGCCGCTTGCTTGAACTACAATAGCCGAGATTTCACAATTATTTGCCGTAAATGAACTGCTTGTGTTTGCAGTTGTGATACGATAGTCTTCTGGAACGTTAGCCACAGTTGAGATATAATTATTCGAACCGTTTGTAACAAGAACATAATCGCCGACTGAGAAAGCATCTTTGTAAGTCGGTGCATCTGGATTTGCAAGAGCGACAGTGATATTACCATTCGATCCTGCTGTACTTGCATCTCCGTTGATCGTTACGAGAGGCGCTGAGGTATATCCTGAACCTACATTAGTAATTGTAACAGTTGTAATAACTCCTGAACCATTATTTGCAAAGGTCGCAGCTGCTCCTGTTCCATTTGTTCCTGAGTTATTGAAGACAAGTTGATTATTAGCAACGCTATTGTATCCTGTTCCAGGACTTACAATCGTAGCAGTACTCGAAAGAAGTCCAAAATTTGTTTTTTGAATAGTTGTATTTGCTGCTTCGATCGATACATTACCGTGCAATTTCAGTTTTCGATACTGATAGACTTTTTCACCAGTAGAAAAACCTGGACCAACAGTATTAGCAGTGTTCACGTCAACTTCAGTAAACAGAGGATTTTTAATCAGTCCAACTTGTCGAAAGTCATTTTCAACTGGAATAATTCCGCTCTCACTGTTATTAAATTTAGCGCTTAGGCATACTCTCTTTGCAAAGAGTTCGTTGTAAGGATCTGAACCGTGGCCATTCTTCGGAGAAATAATAGGTCTGAGAGATGCAGGAGAAAAGTATGTTGCACTTGAAATCACCGCAGGAAGTTGAATGTATGTTTCATCAAAAATTGAAGGCGGAATAGTAATAGGCTGTTCAGAAACATATGATTCAGCTTTTCGATAATTTTCACCGACGGCGAGGAGTTCGACTCTGTTCACAGAATTTGTAGACGCCGCATCGATATATACAATTCCTTCTGCAGGAGTTGATTCTTCGCCATCTCCCCAAACGAATGCATATGGATATACTTCGTAAGTATCTCCGGCCGAAGGCGTATTAATAAATGCCGAATCAAGAATAAATTTCTTCTGAGCAGCAGTGCCTTCGTAATTGACGATTCTTTTATACTCTCCAACGGCTGTGCCAGAAGTCATTTTCATGACACAACCTTGATAATAGTCATCGATAGACACGGCTGTTGCAGGAGCACCATAAAAAGTTGGAATACCCTGAACAGTAATATCGCCAGTTAAGAGTGTACCTTCGGCAATATAGTTATCGTATCCAGCGCCGACATCTTCTACTTTAATTACTTCGATCGTTCCGCGAGTCGCGCCTGTGATTACTGCAGTGTTGGCGATAATAGGAATATACTGCGATGTAGCAAACTTTTCATATTGTGTCTTTGTGATGGTATACATATATTTCCATACATACCCATCGCCTGTTTCAACAGGATTGAGATCTGCGGCGCTGCCTACACGAGAAGGAGCAACAGTCGAGTTTACATTGACAGCATCAGTACTTTTGTTAAATAAGCATTTCCAAACATTGTATTCGGTATCATCATCGACCGTAATAAAGAAATTCTTAGTTTCAAGATCTCCGTCGAGATGATCATACATTGAATAGTGTGTGTTTGATTCCCACAAATTCTTTTTTGCCATGTGCACGACATCTGCAGAAGAAACTTTCTTCGCGAAGATCATATTGTCATAGACATCTGTATCGATTGTGCGTATACTATTATTCGGAGTAGGAATAATTGTATCACTACCAGTATAAGGAATATGACGGGCAGCATACACAAAGTAATCATTGTTAGCAAAGCTATTAATGAAACTTGCAGCCGATGCTACATTGAAACTACTCGTAATGAGTTTTTGTGTTACTGCCATTTATTCCTCTATCGTCTTTGTCAAGAAGTGACCGGCCGTGTTCGATCCACTATCTGTAGTATTCGCTGTTATATTTATAGGACTTCCATTCGCAGTTAATGATAGTTTCACTGTATTTGGAGTAGTATTTACAACATAATATGATTGTGCATTCGTTAACTTATTCTGTGAAAGATTCAATGTAAGCCCTGTATTTGAGCTTTTAAAGTTTATGATATTAGTCCTCGCTCCAGTTGTTGAAAGCTTGAAGCCGGTGGTATTCGCATCCATGACATAATAAGATGTTGCATTCGTAATACCATTAAATCCTCTCATAATATTATGACCAGATTCACTAATAGAAGATGCTATGATATTCGCAATCGATTGTGTATTTCCTGATTGCGTAGCAAGCTTCAGAGTATTCGCCGTGGTTCCTATTACGTAGTAAATCTGATTGTTAGTAAGACCACTAATCGTCGTATTTCCAGCATCTGTATAATATAACACAGATTGGCCGTTAGCGAATGGATGAGAAGTAATAGTAATAAAGACATTCGCAGTATTTGCAGTATCAGCATCGACGGCAGTATTTGCATTGAAGCTTTGCGTATTACATGTTGCTGAGTCAAACGTCACGTTGACATAGTCGCTGTTTCTAAACTTATTGTTTGCAACCCGAATAAAAGAATCTACTACTGCGCCAGTATTTGTAGTAAACGTTCCCGTAATGTTTGCCTGCACTGCAACGTTCGAAGTAGTATAAAGCACCAAGTCTCCGTTTGCAAAAGGATTAATCACTTTTGTCAGTGTATGCAGTGCGAGAGTATTACTCAGTGACACAGTATTCAGATTGAGAGCATCTCCTCCTTGTGTTTCAGAGATCTTGATACCTGTCGTATTCGCAAGCACTACGTAATAGTATGAGTTATTCGATAGACTTGAAGAACTTCCTACTCCGATTGGATTTGCTTCTAATGTAGTATATTGTAAATAATCATTTACATTTAATGGGAATGTGGTATAATAAGGATTAGTTCCTAATGATATTAGATCAGTATCATTTCCGACATTCGCTACATTAAACTTAAAACTAACATCTTCAATGTCTGTTTCAATCGTATCATTCGCTGTCGAAACATCATCTGTCGAATTAAATTGTACTTCTTGACCCGTAGAAATACTCGTCAAAGCGAGTGCAGCATTTGCTTCTTCTACGATCAATGCAGATCCGAAGAACTTTGTTCCAGCGACGTGCATTACCTTTTTGAACATATCAGAGTATCTGTCTACTGAGATTTTTGAGAGGATCTCATAAGAATACTCTTGGTAATAGTCGTTATCATGAACGTAGATATCATCAGACAAGAATCCTTTCGAGCTTCTGTAATATCCGATGCCGATGCCATGACCATCGAGAATCATCTTTGCAGTACCAGCTCTCAAATTATCTTCTGAAACAAAGTCGACAATTTCTGCATTCGAATATGCAAAACCTGAATCAATGACTTGCAACGATGTCACTTCACCATCAGATGTCACGACGTTAGCTGTAATATCTGCATTTAATCCGATCGGATATAATACTGATGAATCTTGAGTCACTCCTATGACAGTTGCTTCGGCGCCTGAAACTTCTCCAATGATTGTATCGCTTGGCAACCAGGTGTTTTCAAACGTAATTCTCTTTGCAAGCATATGACTACCATTACTTGATTTTACGATAGCTTTGGCAGTCGATACAATTTCAAAGAGACTGACGCTTGAAACAAGGCCATTCGCAGTAGGTACAGTGTATGAAAAGACAATTTGATTATTTACAATCGGAGCAGTATTCCCAGTCACTCTGATAAAATCACCAGTGCTATTCGAAAAAACCGAAGAGACGAAAACATTAACTATATTTGCAGTAATGAAGTGCCCGGTTTCTGATACACTCGTAGCTGTAATATCAATATTAGCGCCAGAAGACGTGGCTGAAAGAGCAAATCCAGTACTATTTGCATATCTTATAAAATATAAAGAATTATTTGCAAGTCCAGTGACAGCAGTATTTCCGGTTGCAGTCGAATATGTAATCTGTTGTCCATTGGCAAATTTACTATTTGCAGAAGCAATGTTAATGAAATCACTGCTATTTTGAACTTGCGTATTTGCGTTAAAAGTTGAAACTACGTTTTGAAACAATTTATCTTTCGGCAGATAACCTGGAAGAGTTGCAATCGTATGTGACTCTCCACCGGTCGAGTTGGCAGTGATATTGATTGCAGATCCACCGAGAGTAGAAGACAACTTAAATCCTACGTTATTCGCAGAAACAATATAATAAACGCCATTTGCTGTCAATCCACTGATCGCAGTATTACCATTCGGAATTCTGTACTGAACAATTTGTCCATTACCGAACTCATTTGTAAAGTTGCGAAGGTTATGACCTCCCATGTCGGCATTATAATATCTGAGAAAGTGTCCGTTACTTCCAGGATTTGCTGCGGTCAAATCTACGTTGGCTCCACCGGCTGTAATCGAAAGAGCCAATCCAGTACTATTTGCATAGCGAACATAATAGAGCTCTTCGGCTTCTAAACCAGAAACCGCAACAGTGTTAGATGAGATTACGTATCTGACTTGATCACCATTTGCAAATAAGCTATTTGCAGAAGCAATGTTAATGAAATCACTACTATTTTGAACTTGTGTATTTGAGTTAAATTCTGCTACATTCGAGCGTTGAGTAATATTTACCTTGGATGCAGCAACTCCAGCGTCAGTGGTAAGAATAACGCCTGTCGTATTCGCAGACAAAACGTAATAGAAATTATTATTACTCAGACCTGTGAGCGCAGTATTGCCTGGTTCAGTAAAATAACGAACTAAATCGTTTGCCTCATATACGTTTCCATCGATCTCAATAAAGTCTGTATTTGAGTTGACTTCGTCTGTGGCATTAAAAGTAGTCGAGATATCTCGATAGAAGATAAAATCTGCTGAGCTATTGGCTTCGAACTGAGACTGTACAGTAAATGTCTTGGCATCATACGTATTGCTATATGCACCAGAAGAAACTTTGAGATCAAAAAACTTGAGATTTGCTTGAGATTGATTAACTATTTCTCCAACAAGAAAATTTCTGGTTGCATTTTCAAAAGTAATCACAAAGTCTTTACGATCGAATCCTGCAATATATGGTTGGTGTGCGAGCACAAAAGGATCGACATCATAATCTTCGCCTGGATTGATCTGATTGAGTGATCCGATAATACCAATCTCAAATCTACCGAATGTCAAACACGAATATAGTATATCGAGGAAGTTACCTTGTGGATTTTTTGGAAATCCAAATGCATCTGAAGAGATGAATTGCGAAGCGAATACTTGATTCGCCTGTGCAAGAGTCGATAATTCTGTCACCGCAGTAATTGCAGTGTTCACAGTCGGAGTACCATAGACAATAATATTGCCGTTTGATGGAACAGAGACAGTATCTGTTAAACCAAAGTCACGAATAGGATCTTTAATGAGAAGATTTGTTCCTGCAATATCATAGAGTGTACCATGTGCAATCTTATATAAGAAGTGACCAGACTCATTCGCTCTTGTTGCAGCGAAGGCAGGAATATTAAATGAAGTATTCGTAAAGCTTTCACCAGGAAAACTTGTGCTATTAATATGAATGTACTTGTTCGCAGGACTCGAAAGAATGAGTCCAGTGGTATTTGAGAATGCCACATAATAAGGTTTACCACTTTCGAGTGCAGTGATTACAGTATTTCCTGCGGCCACTTCATAGATCACTCGATCACCTGCAATATAGTAAGTATTTGCATTTGTAATAGTAATAAAGCCGTTTGATGCGTTTACGGCCGTCGAAGGATTAAATGAAACTTTGCGAATTTGTTGAAAGACTCTTTGACCTTCATCGAATCCAGTACTTGAAGTCACAGAGAATTGAAGACGACTATAGTCGAGTGTATCTTGGCTATTGGCACCAATCAGATCGGTACCGATAAAGATCACTTCGGTTTCACCGATCGTACCTACACCAAATCCAGCGCCTGTGCCAAAACTAATCGATGAGATATCCGCAGTGGTATTTGAAAGTGGCGCGATGATCTTTGAAGGGAATGAACGAACGTAGTCTCCGCCAGTAACATCAAGAGAATAAGATGTAATTTTAAAATTGTCTGCATTCGTAAGCGAGTGGCCTGCTTCAGTCAAACCTTTTGTTAGATTAATAGTAGATCCACCTACCGTATCAGCAAGCGTAACTGCAGATGAATTTGAAGTTTTAATAAAATAACGAGTACCTGATACTAGATTTGTTAGTGCCGTGTTACCGGTTGCAACTGTATAAAGAACACTATCATTAACTGAAAAAAGAGTATTTGCAGACGAGATTGCAATCGCGTCTGTCGCATTAGTCACCGCGGAATTCGCATTAAATGATACAGAGACTGGTGGAGTTGAAGTAGTGTATACTGTATCAGTTTCGTTCCAATATCCCTTTCGCGAGATAAAAGTCAAGGTTCCTGTATTTGATGCAGAAGCATAGTTGGCAGTGATCACTGTACCTTCAGAAACAATCACATTTGCACTATTATAAATGTAGATGTTATTTGCGAAGGTAACGTTATTCGAAGAGCATTCATCAAATTGTATAATATTAACTTGCTTCTGAATGTCATAGAGACCAGCATTCAGATTGACATAACTCACGTTCGCAAAGATTTGATTGTTAGTTTGATTGATAAGCTTATACGTTAAACCGTAGTTATGAGCATTTGCGACCGAGTTGGATGCAGCGTTCGTAGAAAGCATAAGAGAAGTTGAATTGGTTATGCTTATCACATTACCAATCGCTACATTACCTGTGACATAAAGCGTAGAATTAATATAGTTGTTATTAAAGGCTGTAGATGTTCCGGTGACGACGTTGCTAGTAGTATTTGCAGTGATCGTTCCTGTACCAACTTTATAATCAAAATCTGCCATACGCTTACTATTCTTGAAAGCGCCGCGAGCATTGGTGAGAGTAAGCTGCACCGAACTTTCAAGTGTAATGACATTTGCCACTGTACCAGAAGCAGTGATATATCCTGCATTTTGTTGCAGTACTACGTCGCCTACATTGAATGTGGCAGAAGGTGCAGTAATAATGACAGCATAGTCTGTCGGTATGTTCATGAATTTACCAGACATTGACTTGTCTGTCAGTGTATTTGCTGTAAAGGTGACTCCGTTAGTGCTATTACTTCCTGTGCTATAGTTAGCAGATGGAACAAAGACTCCTGAGGTGTGAGATACCGAGATGAAACCCGTAGTATTCGAAGTAGTCGCGACTTCGAGGATTCGACCCTGAGCAGCAAGCATGCCATTTGCGGCATAGCGAAATATGGTGTTTCCAACGGCGACGTTTGAAGATGCCGAACTATATCCGATATTGACTACCGGTTGAACACCACGCTCGAAGAGACGATAGTAACTTTCTGAAGTAAAATCTACGATCACTTCATTCAAGTTTAATACTTTTTCAGAGACGATCGATTCGGCGTCGAGTGTGTATCCATATCCTCCGTCTTCAAAGATAAAATCTACCAGCCCGGTTTGCGAGCTAATTGATTCCACTCTTGCCAAACCACCAAGACCGCGATCGCTGTTCGTAAATCTGACAATGTCTCCAATCGCAAAATCTCTGCCCCGAGTTTGAACTGTTACTCTTTTGACAGAACCGATTAGTTTTGATCTTTTACTAACATCGAATATAGGTTGATTGTTAATATTCAGACCGATGACTTCACCGTTACGAAAATTGCCTTGTCTTCCAGAAACATAAAGTAGGTTAACGAAGCCCTTTCCAGCGCGACGACGAATGTACTTCTCGACGAAAGCTTTCGCGCCTGAAAGTTGACCAACGACTTGCTTACCAACATAATCGATATTATAGATCGAATATCCAATCTCGAGATATTCTGGCATTTCGTATACGCCATCTGATAGGCGAAAGATCTTCTCTGCAGGATATCGAACTTCTGCTGCGGTACCATATACGAGTTTAAAGAAAAGGTCGACGGCGCGCTCTGTACCTTTCGCGCGATATAAATCAAGCGAGTTCTTGACGAGCAGCTTTTTATTCGTGGCAGTATCGAACTGAATGTTCTTCAGATACTTCTCTTTGAAGTGAACGATAAAGTCATCTGTCGTACTATCAATATCTCGATAATCTGGCAATCTTCGCGAGTGATACAGCGCATTTGCATTAATTGGTTGATATTGAGTGATACTCGACATATATGTTGAGTTAGCAAGTTGATCCGCAGTGACTTCTATAATATCGTTGTTCGAAGCGATATACTGAGTAACAGTATTTCCAGAATAGTTGATATATGTTCCAGAATTTTCAAGCCACTCATAGTAGGCTTTCACAAACGCAATGAAGTTCTCTCCCTCTTCTTGGTAAAAAGAAGGAAATTGGCTCTGAATTAACGGAGATATTCTTTTTTCGATATTCTTCATTATTCTCTAATCTGTTCAATTGAGACGTCGACGTCATTTTCAAGAATATTGAGTATCACGTTCTGAGTTGAAGTGATATCAAGCGTACGTGGTTTGGCATAGATTTTAAGAGAAGTACCAGTGTAATTCGTGATATTAAAGTTATTGATTCGAATAATACCAGTATCATAGTCGACAGTTCCAATGGCGAGAATGGTTCTATGTTGTATTCCAGAAGTGTTGACGATACGTATGATGCCATCACCATCATCTTCAAGACGGCAATTTGATAAACCGTTATATGTGAATGTCGAAGAACTTACGATATGAATATCTCCGATTAAGTGCTCTGCTCCTTTACCTGGAATATCGTTTCTTAATGGATTTTTAAAGTCGATCGTTACATTTTGACCAGATGATACTACTCCTGAAGTTGCTAATGATACAAGAGAACCAGAAGTGGTCGTGGCACTTCCAGTAACAGTCGTACTCAATACTGGTGTCAGATACTTGACGAGTTCGATTTGAGTTTCGTTACTAATAATGCTCGCTTCTGCAGAATCGACATCGCGAATAAATCTTGAGTAGCGCAATGTACGACCAAAGTTATTCAGGTTGGTAGAAGCGTGATTCAAAATTGAGTCAATCACCAAAGTACGAATGTCTTCTGGATTTAAACCTGTTAAGTTGATATTATATTTGATATTTGTGTTCACATACAGATATGTGTAATCAGGAGAAACAAAGAGCGGCTCAATTGCCACAGAAGATCTTGTTCTTAAAAACTTCTTATATTCCGCTTCTTTAATCTTTGGAAGACCGTCGACTTCATCAAGATCGATTGATAAGAAGATTCTGCCGTATTGCGGAGGAGTTGCATCTTCTCCGCCATATGCAACCACCGCATTGATTTCAGGAAAGTTTGCTTTCAGCAAGTTCTCGTAATCTTCAGAAGTCACGGCACGTTCTTGCGTAGTGAATGCACGAGGAGCGTTATACTTAATCGAGTTGAGATCTTCTGCAACTGCGCCATCTGCGGCCGCAGTAATAGTTTCAATGATAACATTTGGTTCATTGTCAATACGAGCAGTATTAATGAACTTAAATGCACCATTCGGCAGTTCTCCATTACATGTTCGATATTCAATAATGCATGCCGAGTTATTCTTTGGTTTTCTTCCAACAACTCCATCACCAAAGACGACTTCGTATGTGTCACCGATTCCTGGTTGTAAGAAGAAAACTTTTGAGTTTCCGTCATGACCGAAGAGTGATGTCGCTCTTTTATAAGTTTGAACAGTCGTGCCGTTATCTTCAAAGACTGTAACCAGCAAGCTTTCAAGATCCACTCTCTTATTACTAATCTTATAGATAAGAGGTCTATCATAGTTTACGGTATAGGTATCACTCAGATAGCTGCCTTCGAATACTCGAATCGGTTCGCTCTCGTATACAAGACTTGATCCTGACGGAGTTCTGTTCGTAATGACATAGTTTTCAGTAGTGCTAAAATTGTAAGTGAAATCATCGACACGTGAAGTAAATGATGTGCCCTTTGGAACGACGATCGATCTTTTTGCCGTATCTGTCGAAGTAATGACGAGTTGAATCACGGCTGATGAAGATCGAAAAGACCTCGGAAGATAGTTTAATTCTTTGGCATGCGAGATCACACTGTCGCGTAACTTAGCAGAATCGAGGAACATTTCATTGCTGATCATGTTCAGATAAAACGCGTTCTGATATGTGTTATATGAAAGCACATCAAGAAGAACGGAAAGATTACTTCCGTCGAAGTCGTAATCTTTAAATCTATCTTGAGATCTCAGAAATGTCTTTAGCGAATCCTTATAGGAATCGAAGTCTAATTGCGTAAGGACGATACTCGAATTTGCCATTATCTTACTCTATAAAGGGTTAGCTGCAGTGTCTGAGGATTAGCATTATTTATTATCTCATAATAGACTGATACTTCATAAGAATGTGCAAACTCGTTTGATATCACTAAGACGTCGATTATTCGCGCGCGAGGTTCATATTTGGTAATAGAATCCATTACGGCATCTTTGATCAAATCCGATGTCATCACAGAGATATCTTCGAATAAGAATTTTCTTAATCCTCCACCAAATTCTGGATTAAACAAACGCTCTTTGGTATTGGTCGACAAGATATTACGCATCGATCTTCTGACAGCCTGTTCGTCAGTATGAAGGGCGAGTCTCTTATTCTGAGGATGAATATTGAAATTATTATAGAAGTCAGTAAACACAGGATCACGCTGTGTTGTTTTCCTTGTCGTGAGTGCGTCTATTCTGTCTACCATACTACCCTACTTTATCTTATTTATAATGATTATATGATTGTTTGTACTACTTGATAGTTTTCAATGGAAGAATTCGGAACATCGTCAGCGAGAAGCTCAACTTGTCCTGTAAAGGCAAAGGTTTGATAATCTTCGTTACTACCGACGGCATCGAGAGCAGGACCAGCCGATCGAGTAAACGTATATTGTGTGATAATGCCGCTGACTTTGTTTGTTTCACGATACGATACTAGTTTATTATTTTCGTCATATACAAAATTATTCATTAGCATCTCGTCATCTTCATACTGAACAACGTTTCCAGCGCTAAGAGTAGTAACGCCTGGTTCTGGAACAATAAACGGCGGAGGAGCTGGAGGATTTAAATCTCCATAAGAAGTCACTTCAGGTGTCGGAGCACTGATATCCGTAAAAAAATATCCATTCTCAGAAATCATATATTCGTTTGTCATGCCGGTTTTGCCCACTGCGGAGACACTTCAGGATTCGGTTCTAAGCCGTACTTCGTTCGACGTACTTCAACACAATTCGGAATTAACTTGAGGATTGCATCTGGAATACCAAATATCGGTTTTAAAATGATATTTAATACTACACAAATCGATACCTTTCCGCGACAAATATCAATGATCAATTTGATAGCCGTTATAATTTTCTTGACGATTGGAAATTGATTTAAAATCCAACCCGGAGCTTTGAGTATGATATCATGTATCTTAGCAATCAAATCTCCTTGAAAAAATCTTTTAATCTTTTCCATCGTCTCATTAAATGCATCTTCAATTCGATGCCACAGTTCTTCTTTCGAATGTATCGTTTCTTTCTTCTTACGCAATTCTACATTAAACCCAATTAGATTGCCGAGCGTACCAAAGAGTGGGATCGGTAGATTCAAGACAAAATCTATCAGTTCTCCTAATATCTTTTCACCAAGATCTTCGAATGCCTTTCCAGATAATACGTCTTCTTTGGCTTTCTTAATTTTCTGCTTAAACTCTTCATATTTCAGTTTTAACTGTTCTTTAATTGACTTCGTAGGATCAATAAATGTACCAAGGTTTTTAATGATAGGACCGATGATAGGAATCTTAGTCAGTAATCCGATCATGGCATTGATGCATGCACCAATAAAATCACTTAATAGCTCTTTCATCCACGATAAAGCTTTCTGCCAAAATTCTTCTGCCTCATGTTCAGGGCTTTTGATGCCAAGAGTTCCATCATATTTGCCATCGCCAAAGAACTTACGAATAGATTCAATATCTTCTGCCATTGCAGCTTTGATCCTGACTTTACCTTCCTTCGTAAAAAAGTCTTTGATCACGGGTTGATAACGAACTGGATTTCCAGCCGCATCTATTAAAGTCACGGCAGTAATGAATGGAATCGGAATAGTAAGTGGGTTCGGAATGCCAAGAATGCTAATAATCTTCAATAGAGCTTCGACGATCTTCTTTTGAAAGAATACATCAATCTCTTTCATAAACTCACGAACTTTGTATTTCATCTCTTGTTCTTTTGACTTAATCTTCTTAAAGACATCCGTCATTAAAATGCCAGTAATATCATCGACTAGCTTTTCGATATCGCGAATAGCCTGAATCAGTTCCTTGCCGCACTCGTCTTGAATAAACTTTGCTTGCAGTTTAAGCTGACTAATGATCTTTGAAATGCCTACGAAGTAATCTTCCATTTGACGGAAAGATATTTGCCCGTTCGGACCGCATTCTAAATTCGGAACTTCAGGAACATAAACTATCGCTCTCATGCATTGAGACCAATCAATGGAGACATCATATCAATCACACCTGATTTTGATATGACTTGTACGCTGCCGTTATTTGCAAAAATTCCTACATTACCTTGATTGGCATAGATGTCGACATCTGATTGGGCAGTGATAATAATCCTACCTTGGTTGCAAGTGATCTCGATATTCTTATCGCCCTTCTCGTCTCCGACATTGAAGATTGTCATATTACCCGTTGCCAATTGAACATAATCTTTTACCGACTTTGTCACAATCGTACCATCTGGCAAAATCTCGAGATACGATCCAGACTTATGATAAACCTGTACGCGTTCTGAACCTGGAGTATCATCGAACTCTAAGATATGGCCGCTACGAGTAGTCATGGTACTGTTATAAGGATATCTTGCTTTGTATTTCGACGCTGGTTCAATATCAAAGCCGTCACTCTTTTTAATACGATTTTGTGTCTTCAATTCTGGTTCGCCCTGTCCTCGAGCATATGAAGATACGCTATGATTATTTTCAGGAGCATAGTTTAATACGCCGAGGATATATGCTGACGCTTGTTCAGGAAGTTTCATGCACATCACTCGAGATCCCTTTAAAAGACCTGTCGGGCTGAGTCCAATACCCGAAACTCCAGCACTTGTAGTAGGCATCATCACATAAGCTGGTAAAAGATCTTCGGAGTTCACTCTATCAGAATGTCCCAAGATTTCTCTCACCAATACTCTGCCGGTTTGCGGCTCATCCGCTTCTAAACCAAGGGCTGAACCTGGATCTTCTGCTACGATACCTTCAAAGAATCTTGGAACGGCCATCTATCATCCTCTAATTTGCGTGTGTTTGCGGCAATCCACCGATGCCATCTTTCACAAGCTCGAAAGCTTGCATATACTCTGCTTTTTCGTTGAAAGTCAGAATATGACGACACTTTGTGACGATGTAATTACCAGTCGTCATCGTACTGTCTTCATTCACTGGAGCTGTTTCTCCTCTTGTAGTACCGCTCGGTTCAGGAAATTGACACTTAATGACATCACCGGTAGAAATAGCGCTATCACCGTAAATCGTCATGTGAATAATTGTAGTTAAGAAGTGAGCCATATAATATGGCAGTTGGTTTTTCTTTTCGGCTCGTTCTGCGTTTTCAATTCTTGGATCAAAGGGAACAATTTGAATATTTCCTTCGTCTTTACTTATTTCATCTTGAGTTCTTAAGCTTGAAGAAACAGATTTTTCATTTAGAGTTTGAAATTCTAAGTTTTTTGAATTAATTTGAAAGTTGGTAATTTCACCAGTAACAGTATTCTTGAGTTTAACTAAATTGCTTCCTGCGCCAATTCTTCTGGCAATGCCTTGATTACCGTTTTCAATAAGCTTCGTAGCTAGAATGTTTCTCCATTTTGAGCCAGACACATTTAAATTTGTTAATCCAGATTGCATAAAACACTTATCGCCAATATTCTCTTTGCCTTCTTTGATTAGCATTTCCATGCTCTTAAAAACGAATCCGTACTTGTTTTCAAAGAAGTAAAATGCATGCCCTTTAAATTCTTGAGACATCGCGTATTCCAATCGAATCTGATCGATACACTCGATTGGTGTTTTTTCGGTAAAGTTAAAAGCATGTAGTCCGCGGGTTTTTTCTGCGAACAAAGGTTTCTGAGAATCGATTGCTTCAAGATAAGCTTTTACCATCTTTTCACATTCTATCTTTTTTCTGACGAGTGGTAAGTTACGAACAGTAGCCGACTTCCATACTTCGTATGTCACACATGAAAGTTTATAGACAACAGCTTTGTCGTCGTTAGTAGGAATAACAGGGTTAACTGATACGATATAAAATTCATATCGAATAGAAGATTTTTCATTCTCTTCGTCTGTCGTAAAATCAATTATAATTCTTTTGTCTGTGAAAACAAAATGATTAAACATTCCCTTTGCATCATAGAATTCAAACTCTGCGAGCACAGTTGGATTGAGTACAGATTCATAAATGTTTGCTTGTACACAGACAGGAGTCAAATCGAGTGCTTTACCACATTCAACAGTTTTAGCTGTGGCATCAATCAATAAGAATTCATTCAGTTTAAACTGTCCGTCTCTAATCGAAGTCATGTTATGTGCTTATTTGTTGTATGAATTGTTTTTCTACTTCTGCCAAGTAAGAAGACTTGAGAACAGCTATGTTTCTCTTGAGTTCATTTTTTTCTTTTTCATCGTCATATGCATTCACCGCATACCAATATTCAGTTTCAGCCTCAGGTATATTTTGGCTTAATACCTTTATTTCACTTATTCCTTCTGCTTCATTCACTGCAAACGTTCCGCTTACATGTTTTACAGTCAAGCGATTGTTTTCAAGATCAATATAGTCGATGGTAGCATATGCACTGGTACTCGTCTGAGATACTAGATCTCCAACTTCGAATTCTGATGGCGCAACAGTCAGAGACAATGATAATACTTTATTCGTGGATACTATCCACTCTTCTTTGAGTCTTTCGTAACCGATTACTGTCCCAGTATTTGTAAGTTTTGGTTTCCAATACTTTTGCGTGTTCGATGTTTCATTTGCAACGAGAGAATTATACTGTTGAGTCGTAATAGTTCTTTCGTCTTCGTGCCAATTTAATCGATAGAAAAGAGTAATCGATCGAGCATTTGAATTCGATCCGTATTTTGTTGCAATGTAACTGTTAAAATCTTCTGAAGATTTATAGTAGTCGTAATAAGGATCGACGATGTTATTCGTAAGATAGATCATCCAATCAAACTTCGAAGATCCATAATAGTTATAAGACAAGAGATCCGGCCGCTCGAACCCTTCTTCAAGAGTAAACTGAAAGGTAGAATAGATGTCTCTCTTCGTTTTGTCAGTAAAATCGACACGCGCCAAGATATTCTTGGCAATGTTTCCATCATAGTCTACGATTGGAAATCGATCAAAATATCTTGCCATCTTTAACTTCCTGCTTGTTGTTTAGGCGAAGCTGTAGTCGGCGCTGTCGGTGATATAAATTTATTGATGTTTTTTCCGGTGTCATTTAAAAGAGTTCGCAGTTCATTGCCTTGTTTGCCGGTGATATTATCAATACCTTTTTGTAATCCATCTAATACAGTTTCACGTGTCTCAGCTAAGCGATCTCCACCTTCTCTACCATAGTCGCGAGATGTTTGAATTTGTGTTTCAAGCATTGTCATCGAGCATTCGATAAACGCAGGATGACTTGTACCTTCGAAGAATGCAGGAATTCCTTGCGGGGAGTAGTTCAGTTCGATTGATTGAATTAAACATGGCTGAAATTTAATTAGCTGTGCAGTACCAGCAATCTTGAGTTCAGGTTGACATAAGAACGGATAAGCGAGTGCGGCAGTACCTAGACTGCTGTATGATGGTAAAGAATAAGCTTTCATTGCTTTCAACAAATTCATCAACTGTTGGCTTTCTTCCTTATTTCGAGGAGCAAAAGTCCATTCGAATCGGTGCGTACGAAGAGGAACGCCACTAAATAATGCCTGAATATGAGGATTTGGAACAGCTCCAATTCCTTGTGATATAGCACTACCGATATCTCCTGCTGCCTGAACCATCGCGCCATAAGCAAGTGCCATTGCAGCGTCGGTTGCTCCTTGAGCGGTCAGTCCTCCGGAGAGTCCTAATTGCGCGACATCTGCGACTCCACCTGCCATTCCCTGTGATCCTTCGCCAACACTAACATCAAAAGTTTCTCTTATGCCTTTTGGGAGAGGAAGAGCAAATGCTTGTACAAAATCAAGCTTTGCTACAGTTTGAGGAGAAGGTCGTGAATAGCGCTTAAATTTAAATGCCATATAATATTT